CCGTCCCAAGCCGCATATACGGACTGCCTAGGTACACGCAGGCGATACAGCCTTATGAGTACGGGCACCCATATAGTAAGCGGACGTGTCTATGGCTCGTAAATCTTCCGCGGCTACAGCCAACAAACATTGTTGAGCCGATAGGAACATGGTGCCCGTCCGGAAGCTACAGCCATAAGCACGATGCCAAGCATAAAGGGCTTTTTACAAAAGACAGAGCCAAAAACAGGAGCAAAACTTTTCCGGGGATTGCAAGAGCAATGGCGGAGCAGTGGGGCGGCAGAGATGATGCTGTGCGGCAGCTGATCTTTGACATGGAGCAGGAGGATACCCATGGAAATCAACGTACAGTTTGACCCGCCCCGTTCCACCGCCCAAGAAAAGCAGTACACCCAAAAAAACGGCAGAGTGATTGTATACGAAAGCAAACAGGCAAAAGCGGCAAAGAAGCTGCTCCGTCTGGTACTTGCACCGTATACGCCCAGAAAGCCGCTGACTGGAGCAGTGGCACTGTATGTCACATGGCGATTCCCGTACAAGGGAAAGACGCACGTTGACGGCGAGTATAAGACCACCCGACCGGACACAGACAATCTGAACAAAGCGTTGAAAGATGTCATGACCGGTTTGGGATACTGGAAAGATGATGCACTGGTAGCCAGAGAACACATCGAAAAGATCTGGCACAAGGAACACCCCGGACTGTATGTGCGGATCGTGGATATTTCAGAAACAATGACATTAAGCCCAAAAGGACAAGAGAGGTGGTAACATGGACGGCGGCGAGAAACTGATAAAGAATCTAGGGGAAAAACTGATTCCGTGCCCGTTTTGCGGCAGAAAAATGGTCTTTTACAGGGAAACGCACACGAACAAGTACGGAAAGCAAGTTGTACAGCAGTATTATTTGCATGAAGATTATGACATCTATCATGATGAGAGTTGCATATTGGACGAAATCGATATGCCCTTTACCATCGGAGCAGGAGATGCAAATCCGGGCACTGGATATATCGGAGAATATGCTGAAAAATGGAACAAACGATGGGATAATAAATGGAGAACCAACCCGAAAATCAAAAGTCCGCTTGCAAATATCTCCGGTTTGTGTTGTGTTCATTGCGATCACAAAGATGAATACATCATCGAACTGCAAGAGGAAAATGAGAAGTTAAAGCGGCTGCTGAAAATGGCAGCTGATGAACTCGAAGAGAAAATGAATAATCTATGTGAAGTGACAAGCTACTGTTCAACGTATTCGGCTTGTACGCAGTGCCTATATTCGCAAGTGTGTGCAGACGTGGAAGATTATGCCGGAGGTGCACGCTGGATACATATGAACGAAGTTGATAAACTGCTGAATGCAAAAAAGGTTGACCTAGGAGAACAATCATGACAGCACCATGCAAGAACTGTCCGGAGCGTGAAATCGGCTGCCATAGTATGTGTGACCGATATATCCGGTACGCAAAGCAGCGTGAGAAGATACGGGAGAATCGAAAGCAGGAGCAGCTTGCAGACCCGACCGTATTTCTCGCAGAATCCGCCAGAAAAGTAAAATGGGATCTGTACAAGAAACGGAGGAAATGACATGGCGAAAAAGAAACCGCAGAAAGGCACGCTGAACTGGTGTATTAAACAGGCAGCTGCCTACGGCGTAAGCTACGGAAGATACATGGCAGAATATTACGAACGAGATATGCAGAAAGGAGCAGGCAAATGCTGCAAGAAGAATTCAAAAGACTGACAGACAAACCGTTCACGGATGAAGAATTTGAGAAGATCCACTATGTGTACATTTTTTACCCCGGCATTGTGACACAAGCGGACATTGCTCTGATCTGGGCAATTGGCGGAATCCGCCTGATCGAGGACATGCTTCCCACAGCCCGAAAGATCGATGAAGCAGAACAGCGAGTGCGGGCAGCAAGGACAAGGCATGAAACTGCGAAAGAACACTTGAATGCTGTGCTTTCCGGAGAAACCGAAGCATACCCGACCACAACAGAAGAAATCATGGTGCGGAGGTGAATGCGGTATGGGACAGATGACATTGACCCTTGTGCTGCTGATTCCGAGCGGACTGCTGATTGCAAAATGTCTGAGCAGAGCAGGCTGGAACAAGGCGGCTCTTGCTCTGCTTGGGGCGACTGTGGTGCTTGGGATAGCTGCACTGTTGTGGGGGTGAGATGATGGTAATGTCAAGCCACATCCGAATGAGGTGTTCCATATGCGGCAAGCAGTATCAGATTGAGCGTAAGTTGTTTTGCTACTATGCGGCAGATCAGATATTTTTCTTGATGCAATTGCGTCATATCTGGAACAACCACAGGGATTGCGTTTCTTGTATAAGAAAGTTTGTCCTGCAATTTATCCGGGAAGTCACGCTGTATGTGCTGTTTCAGATCTGGGATATTGTAACCGGAATTGCATGGTTGCTTTTGACTCCATTTGCGAAACTTCGGGAACTGTTGAGGTGAGATAATGAGTGAAATTAAATTGAAACTATGCCCATTCTGCGGCGGAGAAGCAAAACTCAGAAGAATAAACGGCAGGATAGCTTACGTTGAATGCTCAAAATGTTGTGCTGAAACAAATCATTTTGAAATGTCTGTAGAATATTGCGCAAACGAGAAATCCGCTGAAGTGTGGAATCAGAGGACAAACGAACTGCCAGAAAGTACAACGCCGATACACGCGACAAATTTAAGTGCTGTAGCATGGTGCGACAAGCTGATTTGCTCTCATTGCGGAATCGTTTTGCAAGATTGGGTAGAGGTCAGGTATGACGAGGATATGGATGATACAACGCATCATGAGTATGTGTTCAACTATTGCCCGAATTGTGGTGCAAAGATCGAGGAGGCAGAGGAACATGAAACCAACTAGCATAGCCTACGCTGCAATCGGGTTGATCTGTTTTGCGGCAGGGTTCCTGGTTTGCGGAGTGGTGTGCAGATGAAGCAGGAGGTACAGCCATGACCAAGATCAACGCCACACAGATACTGCCAATCGCCATGATCCTGCTGGACGTTGGCGCAGTGGCAGTGTGTCTGTGGCATAAGGACTACAAACGGGCTGTCTATTGGGTTGCGGCGGCGGTTCTGAATGTGACGGTAACATTTTAACGCAATCGAAGGGGGGTAAAATGAAAACAGTCATCATAATTATTATCACTGTCTTTGTAACGTTATTTTGTGTTTTCTCAGCTACAACTGACTACTGTGATCTAACCCAAGAAGAGTACGAAAAAAGAATGAAAAAAAAATTTTTCTCGTGGTTTGGAATTGGGTTATGCACAAGGAAAGCAGGAAGCAATGAGGATTACACCCAAAGAGCAGGCCGGAGGTGATGCAATGACACAGGAACAAGCAAAGAAAAAAGAATGGCTGCAACGCTGCCTGCACGAAACACAAAAGCTGGAAGCTATGACGATATGCGGAAAGTATACAGAAAATGAGTGTATTAACACAGAGCAGGCTGTGAAGCAGACAGAACACGAAATCAAACATTGCATTGCTGCACTGGGTGATCCAGAACTGGAAGCTGTGCTGATTCGGCGGTATATTATTTTTCAGAGTTGGGAGCAGATCGCAGATGAAATGCACTACTCTGTGCGGACAATCTTGCGCCGCCATGCGGACGCTCTGGAAAAGTTGTCACTAAATGGCACTCGTTGTCATTGATTGGCAGTCCTGCTTTGTGTATAATGAGAATAGAAACCAAGATACCGGTACGGAAACGTGCCGGTATTTGTGTTAGGAGGATTACAATGCAGGCGTTTGCAGAATCGTTCTACAAGTCCCGTGCATGGCGTGAATGCCGGGATGCGTATGCCGCATCGGTAGGCGGACTGTGTGAACCTTGCCTTGCACGAGGGCTGCACACTGCCGGCGTGATCGTACACCACAAGGTGCATCTGACACCGGACAATATCCATGATCCAGCTGTGTCCTTGTGCTGGGATAACTTGCAGCTGGTCTGCCGTGACTGTCATGCCGCACTGCACGGCGGCAAACGCTGCCGCATCAATGCAGATGGAAGTGTAGATGCACGCTGGTAGTCCCCCCCACTTGAAAATTTGGAATACCCTTGTGGAGACCGATGGGTGGAGGTCAATTTTCCTCTCCATGCGTGCGCAAGGGGTGTGTCCGGAAAGGAGATGTCCGAAAGTGACCGTAAAGAACCGAATCCGAAAAGAAAACGCAAGGCTGCTGAAACTGTATGCCGCCCTGCCAGCCAACAAGTTGGAGATCGTTACGCCGCTGATCCAGAATGCAGCGTTCCTGAAAGTCACGCTGGAAGATCTGCAAACCGAGATCAACAATCAAGGCTGTGTAGACACCTACCAAAACGGCAAAGAGCAATCCGGCAAAAAAGCCAGTGCAGAAATATCTGCCTACAACACATCACTCAAAAACTACACCACGATCATTGAGAAGCTGGACAAGATGCTGCCGCCGGAGCAGAAGAAATCCAAGTTGGACGCATTTGCAAATGACGAATGACATTTACGCCTACTATCAGCAGATCGAAGATGGTACTATTCCAGTTAGTGAATGGGTGCGGTTGGCATATCGCTATGTGATACATGGGCTGGAAAGCGGCGAGTTTACTTTTGACCAAAAGAAAGCATCTCGTGCGATCCGGTTCATGGAAAACTTTTGCCATCACAGCGAGGGTTCACTTGCACCGCAGCTGCTCCGGCTGGAACTATGGGAGCGCGCCTGCGTTTCGGTCATCTTCGGCATTCTGGATCACAATGGCAACCGGCAGTTTCGGGAAGTCCCGATTGTTATCGGGCGGAAAAACGGCAAGACACTGTTTTTATCCTGCCTTGCTGTATACTGTCTGTTTATGGACGGCGAATATGGTGCCCGTATATTTTGTGTTGCTCCCAAGCTGGATCAGGCTGATATTGTCTACCAGGATATTTGGCAGACTATCGCAAATGAACCGGAACTAATGGATCTGATCAAGCGGCGCAAATCCGATTATTACGTAGAATCCACCAACAGCAGCGTCAAGAAGATTGCGTTTAATGCCAAAAAGTCAGATGGATTTAATCCGCATCTGGTCATCTGTGATGAAATTGCAAGCTGGCCTGGAGATACCGGATTGAAGCAGTACGAGGTCATGAAGTCCGCACTGGGAGCCAGACGGCAGCCGCTGTTGCTGAGTTGTTCAACATCTGGATATATCAATGACGGCATCTATGATGAATTGATCAAACGAAGCACCCGATTTTTGAAGGGTGACAGCAAGGAAAAACGGCTGTTTCCATTGCTGTACATGATTGATGATATTGAGAAATGGAATGACATCAACGAACTGAGAAAATCCAACCCGAATCTAGGCGTATCTATTTCTGTAGATTATATGTTGGAAGAGATCGCTATTGCAGAGGGCAGCTTGTCTAAGAAAGCGGAATTTCTCACAAAATACTGCAACGTCAAACAGTCCAGTTCTCAGGCATGGCTAAAGGCAACGGCAGTGGAACATGCCTGCGGCAATCCGCTCCATCTGGAAGATTTCCGGGGCAGCTATTGCGTTGCCGGTGTGGACTTGTCACAAACCACAGACTTAACTGCTGCAACAATTGTCATAGAAAAAGACGGCATGCTGTATGTATTTGCAAAGTTCTGGCTGCCGCCGGAAAAGCTGGAGGAAGCCACTGCACGGGACGGTGTCCCCTATCAGATCTATGTGCAGCGTGGCTTGCTGGAACTGTCCGGCGAAAACTTCGTAGATTATCATGACTGCTATCGTTGGCTGTGCAGCATGATTGAGCAATACGAGATTTATCCGCTAATGGTGGGATATGACCGATACTCTGCACAGTACCTGATTCAGGATCTAAAAACATATGGGTTTTGCACTGACGATGTGTATCAGGGTGACAACCTCTATCCGGTATTGTTGGAAATGGAAGGACTGTTCAAAGACAAAAAAATTTGCATCGGTGACAATGACCTGTTAAAGCTGCATCTTTTAAATGCGGCCATCAAAATGAACAACGAACGAGGACGGGGCAAGCTGATAAAGCTATCCGCTACGGCGCACATTGACGGCTGTGCGGCTCTGGCAGATGCTTTTACTGTCCGTCAGAAGCACTATGACCAATACGGCATACAGCTACAGAACGGAGCGTGAGTACATGGGGCTGTTTCAAAAATTATGGGGCAATCGTCCATCAAAATCCACTGCGGCAGCTGCATCGTATTTCCGCACGCTGACCGGATATGCACCGGTATTCACCAACTGGCACGGGTGCCTATACGAATCGGCGCTTGTGCGGTCTGCCATTGATGTCCGGGCAAGACACATTTCCAAACTGAAAGCAGACATCATGGGCACGGCAAAGCCCAAGCTGCGGACAAGACTGAAACAAAGCCCAAATGAATGGCAGACATGGGGACAGTTTCTCTACCGCCTGTCCACCATTCTGGATATGCAGAATACGGCGTTTATTGTCCCTGTGTTCGGAGAATACGATGAAATCACCGGATACTATCCCGTGTTGCCGTCACAGTGCAGCATCATTGATGTACACGGCGAGCCGTTTCTGCGGTATCGTTTTTCTTCGGGAGAAACGGCAGCGGTGGAACTGCTCAGATGTGGGATACTGACCAAATTTCAGTATCAAGACGATTTCTTCGGCAGCAGCAATGCGGCTCTGACCCCCACCATGGAGCTGATCCACTTGCAGAATCAGGCGATCACCGAAGCAGTTAAGAACAGCAACACTTACCGGTTCATGGCGAGAATCAACAATTTCACCAAACCGGAAGACCTTGCGAAAGAGCGAAAGCGATTCTCACGGGAGAATTTTGAAGCGGACGGTGGCGGAATCCTGCTGTTCCCAAACACCTACAGCGACATCAAGCAGCTGTCCCAAACGTCCTACACGGTAGACAAAGAGCAGGCGGCACAGATCCAGAACAACGTATACAGCTATTTTGGCGTGAACGAAGATGTGCTACAAAGCAAGGCATACGGCGATGCGTGGCAGGCGTTCTACGAGGGCTGCATAGAACCGTTTGCCATACAGTTTTCCGATGTGATGACAAAATGCGTCTACACACCTGTGGAACGCACCAACGGGAACGGCATCATGCTGACATCTAACCGGCTGCAATATATGTCCACCACAGAAAAGCTGAAAGTGGCATCTCAGATGATGGACAGAGGTGTCTTTTCTGTCAATGAAGTGCGTGAGATATTCAACGCAGCACCAGTGGAAGGCGGCGATGTCCGCACCATTCGTGGCGAATATAAACGCACAGAGGAACTGGAAGATACCGAAGAAAACCAGAAAGACGAGGTGGAGCAATGACAGAACAGGAAATGGAACAGCTGATGCAGCGGCTCAGTGCCGGACGGGAATACCGGCTGATGCAGAGCTTTTCTGTACGCAGCAATTCCACTGATGATTCCGGCATGATCGCAGACGGCTATGCAACAACATTCAATCAACCATATCTGCTGTATGATTTTGGTGATTACAAGGTCTATGAACAGATCGACAGCAGAGCGTTTGACGACTGCGATATGTCTGACGTGATCATGCAGTATGACCACAGGGGCAGAGTGTTTGCACGCACATCAAACAAGACACTGGAACTCAATCCGGACAATATCGGGTTGTATTTCCGGGCAGATCTGTCCGGTACGACTATTGGCAATCAGTTGTACGAGGAAATCAAGGGTGGCTACACGACAAAAATGTCGTTTGGATTTGTAGTAGGCGAACAGAAATCGGAGTATGTGGAGGACAAGGAACACAACACCATTACAGTGACACGGACTATCACAAAAATCCGAAAGCTGTACGATGTCAGTGCAGTATCTATCCCTGCCAATGATGCCACACAGATCAGTGCACGCAATATCTCTGACGGATTGATCAAAGAGATTGCGGCGGAGCGCAAAAAGGCACTGGATCACATACGCAAACGAAAAAAACTGGAACTGAAACTAAAAATTATGGAGGTATGAGATATGACACCGGAAGAAATCAGAGCATTGACTATCGAGGGCGTAGAGCAGCGCCTTGCTGCAATCCGCGTAGAAATGGAGTCTGAGAGCGCCGACATTGACGCACTGACAAGTGAGGTTGACGCACTGGAAGCACGGCGTACACAGCTGCATGACATGGCACAGCGCCGGGCACAGCTGAGAAGTCGTGTTGCGGCAGGCACAGAAGGCACTGTCACCAGATCGTTCCCGTCTGACAGCACCGGCACGCCAGAGCAGTCCTACAATCGCAACAGTCCGGAATACCGCACAGCATGGCTGAAAAACATGGCCGTGCGTGACGGTGTGCATCTGCTGGGCGAAATGACCAAGCAGGAACGTGCGGCATATACCATGACTACTGCAAACACTGCTGCACCTGTCCCGACAGAGCTCATGAACCGCATTGTTGACCTGGTACAGTCGTCTACTGCAATCTACTCCGATGCTACCAAGTCCGGCATGACAAGCGGTTTTGCAATTCCCCGAATTAAGTCTATCGAACAGGGTGATGCCAAAGAAACTGCCGAAGGTGTGGCAAACGATGACGAACAGGACACATGGGATCAGCTGTCTTTGGACGGCGTAGAAATCAAAAAGCATCTGGTCATCACCAGAAAGATGACATGGCAGTCTATTGCTGCATTTGAAACATGGATCGCAGAGCATCTGGCACGGCGTATCGGTAATGCAAAGGACAAGCGTTGCATCACACAGCTGGACAGCACCACCTATGGCATTGATACTGACAATGTGCTGACCAATCAGGCATACGATGATGCGGCGATCCGTAGCATTATGGCAAAGATAAAGGAAGAAGGCGTAAGATGCGTCTATGCCAACAGCAACACTGTATGGAACGGTTTGTTTGGCATTCAGGACGCAAACAAGCGGCCGATCTTCCTGCCGGATCAGACAAGTGATCCTAAAATTGCAGGCTATATCTACGGTGCCGCTGTCAAGATCGATGAAAACGTAGCGGACAATACCGCTTATGTCGGTGTTCCAACTAGCTTACTTGCAAATAACTTTGAGGAACTGTACATCTCTAACCAGCAGGAACCCAAGACCTTCAACACTGTTGTTGGCGGTTATTCCCTGTTTGATGCCGGTCTGGAAAATCCCAAGGCATTTGTCAAGGTAACATTTAAAACCACCGGTGAGTAAGGAGTGATGCACCATGGCAATGCTGGATAAGGCAAAGTTGTCACTGCGTGTCTGCACCGATGCGTTTGACGATGAAATCCTAGATCTGATCGCATCGGCAAAGCTGGATTTGGGCATTGCCGGTGTATCAGAAACCGAAGAAGCAGACCATCTTGTCAGTCGTGCCATTGTCACCTACTGCCGGATGAATTTCGGACAGCCGGACGATTACGACCGACTGAAAGCATCCTACGATGAACAAAAGGCACAGTTGTCCATGGCTACCGGATACACAGATTGGAGGGATTCGAGTGGATCGCAGTGATGTACTGATTTTGATCCGGCAGAGTATCTCCAAGGGTGCAGACGGCATTCAAAAGCAGCAGGACGAATCCAAGCGACAAGTATTCTGCAATGTGTCCAGTGTATCCGGTATGGAGTGGCTGGAAGCCGGCAGGAACGGTATTAAGCCGGAATACCGGTTCACCGTATTTGCACCGGACTATGCCGGTGAAACAGTCTGCGAGTATGGCGGGAGGGGTTAGCCGCTACAGCGTGTACCGTACGTACCGAGGAAAAAATGACACCCTGGAACTGTATGTCAAAAAGAAAGGCGGTGTGCAGCCATGAGCCATATGAAAGGCAGCGTCAACTACGGACAGGTGGCTGATGAAATCGCACAGATTCTGGCAGACTACGGCGATCATGCCGTAAAAGTGCTGAACGAGGAAGCCGAAAGATCCGGTGAAGCCTGTGCAAAGGCACTGCGGAAAAGTTCCCCGAAAGGCGGTTCGAAACGAAAACCGTACCGAAACGGTTGGACGTGCAAGCTTGTAGACCGCAGAGGAACTGGCAGTCTGATCAAGACGGCAGTTGTCCACAACAAGAACAAGCCGCAAATTGCCCACCTTCTGGAATACGGACACGCAAAGCGGAATGGCGGCATGGTAGACGGTATTGAACATATCAGGCCAGCAGAAGCAGAGTATACCGAGGAATTTGTAGAATCCGTAAAGCGGCGATTGGAGAACGGCACATGACCTATGAATCTATCAAAGATTTGCTTGATGCAATTGGTCTGCCGTACACCTATCATCACTGGGACGAAGAAAACGTACCGGAATTGCCGTGGATCGTGTTTGACTATCCGGAACAGAATGATTTTCTTGCAGACGACAGCATCTATCAGAAGATCACTGCCCTGCAAATAGATCTGTATACCGACAGAAAAGACTTGCAAACAGAAGCAATGGTGGAACAGGTGCTGGAACAGAACGGCATTGTGTACACCAAGGAAGAAACCTATATCGCATCAGAAAAGATGTATGAAATCACATACGAAACGGAGCTGATTATCAATGGCTAATACCAATACCCCAAACAAAGTGAAATACGGTTTGGAAAACGTTGTCTACGCCAAAAAGACAGTGAGCGAAGCAGGAGAAATCACCTATGCAACACCGGTCAAAATTCCGGGTGCTGTCAACCTGTCCATGGATGCCAACGGCGAACCGGAGAACTTCTACGCAGATGACGGCGTGTATTTCGTTATCAATAACAACAACGGCTATGATGGTGATCTGGAAATTGCAATGATTCCGGAATCATTTGCCACAGACATTCTGAATCAGACCAAGGACAAGAATGGCGTGCTGATCGAGAATGCTGATGCACAGCTGGAAGAGTTTGCACTTGGATTCCAGTTCAAGGGCGACCGCAAGCACATCCGGCATTGGCTGTACAATTGCAGTGCTTCCCGTCCGTCTGTGGCAGGCAAGACCACAGAAGCCACAAAGACACCGCAGACAGATACGCTGAAATTGTCTGCAACACCGCTGCCGAACGGATTGGTAAAGTGCCGTTCCGGTTCTGAAACCACTGCTGACGTATACAATAGCTGGTTTGGCAAAGTATACATGCCCGACACAACCACGGAGGTACAGACGACAGAATGAATGTAAAAATTGATAAGGGCATGACCAAGGAAATCATGATTGATGGTGTTCCGGTACTGTTCCGTGCAGATGCGTCTATCCCCCGTCTGTATCGTATCCACTTCGGGCGTGACGTATTTGCAGATATGGGCAGTCTGATGCGGAAAATCGCACCGAATGCAAAACCGGAAGAACTTGCCGAACAGGAAGTGGAGGAAATTCAAGAGCAGCTGGACATCAGCAGCATGGATACGGAAGTATTGGAAAACATGGCATATATCATGGCATATCATGCCGACAAGGAACATACACCGGACAATATTGAGGATTGGCTTGCACAGTTTGGCGTAACGTCCATGGTGCAGATTCTGCCGCAGATCATGGAACTGTGGGGAATCAACACAAAGTCCACCTCAGAAGTAAAAAAAAAGAACGACCCATTGACCGAGAAATAAATACCGCATTGTTTCTCCTGCGGTGTACGCAAATGGGACTGCATATGACAGATCTAAGTCTGCTGACCATCGGCATGGTGAGTGATATGATAATAGAATCCTTGAACGATTCTTACGATTATCCTAGCCTTGCGGTGCAGGCAGACTTTGATGCTTTTTAGGAGGTGAAATCATGGCAGGAAACGGAAATCAAAAGATTCGTGGCATTACAATTGAACTGGACGGTGATGCGTCTGGCTTGATGAAGTCATTGCAGGAATTCAACAAGAGTCTAAAAAACACGCAGTCACAATTGCGTGATGTGAACAAGGCTTTGAAATTAGACCCCGGCAACACAGAGCTGCTTGCACAGAAACAGCACTATTTGACAGAAGCAATTGACGAAACCAAGGAAAAACTGCGGCAGGAAGAAACGATCATGCGGCAGCTGAAAGAGCAGGCTGCATCTGGCGTAGACAATGTGGATCAGCAGAATGCACTACAGCGTGAGATCATCGAAACTACCAATGCACTAAAAGATCTGGAAGAACAGGCAAAACAGTCCGCAAGTGTGTTGGGAACGCAGATGCAGCAAGCCGGCGAAAAAATCAAAGGTGTTGGCGATAAAATTTCCAGTGTCGGCACTGGAATGACGAAAACTGTCACAGCGCCCATTGTTGCGGTAGGTGCTGCATCCGTGGCGGCGTTCAGTGAAGTTGACAGCGCACTGGATACTGTGGTCAAAAAGACCGGTGCTACCGGTGATGCTATGGCAGAAATGGAAGAGATCGTCAAGGATATCTCCACAGAAGTCCCTACGGATTTTGATTCTGTCGGCAATGCAGTCGGCGAAGTCAACACACGGTTCGGCGTGACCGGAAAATCTCTGAAAGATCTCTCTGAGTCCTTTATTAAGTTTTCCAATCTGAATGATACCGATGTATCTTCCAGTATCGACAACGTACAGAAAGTAGCAGCTGCCTATAATATTACGGTGGCAGACACCCCGGCTTTGCTGGATACACTGAATGCCACAGGACAGGCAACCGGTATCAGTATGGATAATCTGTCACAGCTGCTTGTGTCCAACGCTGCCGCAATGACACAGATGGGCTTTTCTGCATCTGATGCAGCAAAATTCCTGGGACAATGCGAAATGTCCGGAACTGACACATCTGCGGTCATGACTGGTCTGTCCAAGGCACTGAAAACTGCCACATCAAAAGGCATCCCACTGAAACAGGCATTATCTGACCTGCAAAACCAGATGATAAACGCTTCCAGTGATACAGAGGGACTGTCAATTGCCTATGACTACTTTGGTGCAAAGGCTGCCCCGAAAATCTATGAAGCCTGCAAAAACGGTACCCTGTCATTTGCAGAACTGGGCACATCCTTACAAGATAACCTGGGAAGCGTAGATGATACCTTCGACAATACGCTTGATGGCATCGATAATATGACAACCGCAACCAATGCTATGAAAATAGCCGGTGCGGAACTAGGAGAATCCATCAGCAATGTTGTTGCCCCTATCCTGAAAGACGTTGCACAAGTCGTGCGTGAGTTCTCCAAGTGGTTCGGTGCGCTCCCGGATGGTGCAAAAGAAACCATTGTACGAATTGCCGCATTGATCGCACTGATCGGTCCCGCTCTTGTCATCATCGGGAAAATCACAACGGGAATTGGGTCAATTGTTTCTATCGGCGGAAAGCTTGTCACATTCCTGTCTGGATCACTTGTCCCTGCCATGGGTGCCGTAACAGCGTCCGGCGGCTGGATCATCGGTGCAATCGCACTTGCGATTGCGGCAATTGCCGCACTGGCATATATTATTTATAAAAACTGGGATGATATTGCCCCATGGCTGGAAGATAAGTGGAACAGTTTAAAAGAAGCGTGGGAAATCACCTGGGACAACATCTCCACATTCTGGTCTGACACATGGGACACGATCAAAGAAAAAGCTTCTCAGACATGGGAAAACATTTCTGAGGGGGCTACGATTTTCTGGAACAACTTTTCTACGTTCTGGGCAAATTTCGGACTGACCATTTACACCAGCACTGCATCTGCATGGGAAAGTGTGAAAACGTATCTGTCAAGTACATGGAACAATCTGGTTACATTTGGTGCGGCATCATTTCTGACCTTGCGAAATTCTGTCAGCACAACATGGAGCAATATCAAGTCACAGACATCTGCCACGTGGGACACTGTAAAATCCACGATTTCCAATGCCATGGGAAATGCGTACAGCACAGTATCAAGCCATGCATCTTCCATGTACAGTGCGGTATCCACCCAGTTCAGCAACATTGTCAGCAGTGCTGCATCTGCGGCTGTAGGCGTGTATAACCACATTTACAGCGGCTTTGAAAGTGCATGGAGTTATATCACCGGACTGCCTGCAAAGGCGTTCCAGTGGGGCAGCGACCTCATTGACGGATTTGTCGGCGGCATCGAAAGCTTTATTCACAAGGTGCACGAAGCAGCCGGCGAAGTCGCTGACATTATCAAGCAGTATATCCACTTTTCCCGTCCGGACATCGGACCGTTGCGAGATTATGAGAAGTGGATGCCGGATATGATGCAGGGACTGGCAGACGGTATCCGACAGAATCAGTACCTTGTTGCCAATGCCATGCAGGGGCTTGCATCCACGATGACAATTGCCGCACCGAACATCCAGAACAGCGCTCAGAGCGTTTCTGTGGACATGAGTGGTGTTTCTGCGGAAATCCGTTCAGCGCTTACCACAATGCAATCTGGTGCCGATACGGGCAGCACTATCATCCCTGTGTACCTTGACGGCAGTAAGATCTATCAGGCAGTTGTCACACAGGAACAGCGCATGAAATACCGTTCCGGAGGACGTTAAGATGCTAGGAAAATATCTCACACTGAACGGCGTACAGCTGCCGAACCCACAGAAATGGAAAGAAAGCCACGATGTAATAGAGAACAGCAAGGAAACCGAAGCAGGAACTACCGCAACGATCATCACACGATATGACAAGCTGAGCGTATCCGTAAGCTATCAGTGCAGCTCTGCACTTGTGAACCAATTGTACGCCCTGAGCATCAAAGATACATTGACGATGCAGCTGAAAGGCGATACCAAGGAAAGCCGCACGGTCATGATCCGGGATTTTGAAAAATCTTTGGAAAGTGGCTCTGAACGAACCGCCAGAACAGACGGTTTATGGAATGTCAGCTTCACAATCGAAGAAATATGATAAAGGAGGTGCTGTGCCGTGTATGCGGTATCTCAAAAATACAAAGCAGCCATGAAACAACCGGTACAGCAGTTCCGCATACGTGGCACGATCGACAACAACAGGGGCACAGTGCTGTCCTTTACGGATAAAAACGTCCTGAATTTTCGCGTTGCCAATCAGTGCACTGCTTCCAGTACGCTGAAAATCGGAGGTGTATATGTCGGCGAACTTTCGGCGGCATTTACAGGACTGCCTGCATGGTTTCGCTGGAATCCCTATCAGGAAGGCACTGTGATCACGGCATACATATCCAGACGACTGGCTGATGACACATGGGAAGAAATTCCCTTGACACCTTACACGATGTCTACCATGGAAAAAACAGCGTTCGGCTGGGAAACCGTTGCTTATGATAACATGTCCAAGCTGGATAAGACCTATGACGGACAAGCATTTTCCGGCAGCATCTATGACATGGCAACACTGGCATGCAGCTTATGCGGCATAGAGTTCGGCATGACCAGAGCCGCCGTACAAGCACTGCCTAATGGTACATACAGCTATTTTGTGTTGTATCCGGAAAACGACATTGACACCTACCGTGACATAATCTCCTATCTGGCACAGCTGATCGGCGGATTTGCTACCATTGACCGCAGCGGAAAGCTGGTCTTTCGCTGTTTCTCCACAGCAGCCACAGACACGGTTTCCAGCGAACACCGGCTGACCGGAGCAAAGTTCTCTGACTTTCGAACGGAATACAACCGTATTATCTGCTATGACAAAGTGCAGGAAAAACAGTTGTACTGTAAGGTACCGGAGCTGGTCGGCACCTATATGGACTTAGGCACCAACCCATTTTTACAATACGGATTACCTGCCAAGAAAACGGAACTCCTGCAAACGATACTCTATGCACTGACAAGCTACAGCAGCGATGATGCGACATCAGACACCGCCCATGCCCTGCATTACACGCCGTTTACCGCATCAATGTTTGCAGACCCCGCCTATGATCTAGGCGATGTGATTGCGTTTACCGGTGGCATTGCACCTGATGATACAATTGGCTGCATTATGTCATACACGTGGACATATCACGGGGAATATGAGATTGCCGGATATGGCAGCGACCCAACCATAGACGGGGCGAAGTCTGCCGAAGACAAGGCTCTCAGCGGGTTAAGCAGTACACTTGATGCACAGCAGATGCACTACTACAACTACACCAACGCCGCCAGAATCTTCATGGGAACCGACAGTCAGAAAACAGTTGTCAGTCTGCGATTTATTTCTACGAAAACCACACAGGTCAATTTTTTTGCGGAAATCAAGCTGCAAGCAGATACCGTGGAAACGGATACAGCAGAACAATATCTCTGCACAGACGGCATCCTGACTGCCGCCTACTATCTGGGAAGTGAAGAAATCGGCAGAGTTCGGCCGCAGTGGACATTGCAGGACGGTGTGCATACCCTGCACCTGTTCTTCCACTTTTCCGTGTCCGGCACGACCACCGAGGAATTTTCCGTGCGGTTCTATACCCAGGACTGCACGATCACCATTGATGCAGAAGCACTCAATGCCACCATGGAAGGCACATTCCTTGCCGGAGAAGGCACATGGGACGGCATTATCTCTGCGGAAGACTTCCTGGAACAGCAAATTGCACTTGAACCGGCAGACATGACGTTCCACATCAAACAAACAGTTGTCACAGAGAACCGGCAGACACCGGCTGCACAGACGTTCACAGACCGCTTTGCCCTAACGCTGGGTGCATCACAGATCACATTCCGCAGTATTTCAGAAGCGATCTCCAACTCTCTGGCAGATACTCGTTTCCTGATCGATGCCAAGAACAACAAAGGCACATACGACAACAGCATTACAATTTCTGACGGCGTATATCAGCTGTCAGATCAGTCTGTATCCGGCTGCATTCAAAATACTGCCGATCTGTCTGACAGCAGCATTACCGGCATTACATCTCTGGAATGCACCTACACCGGACTGGTATCTGTCCAGTACAGCTACGATGGCAGCACATGGACAGAGCAGGCAGCTATGGCAGACTTCCTGCAAACAGACCTTGACGCACTCTACAGCGGCATGACCACAGCCAGAACAATTGCCCTGCGCATATGGCTGGAGGGCAACGCCACGCTTAAAGAATTTGCAATCAACTACACGCTATAAAGGAGGACACATGCTGAAAGGAAAAACAGAATTGATCCTAACCGATGTCCGCACCGGATCACAGGAAAAAGTGTTGGAACATAACATGGTGACCAATGCTCTGTCAGATATTTTCCGGCAGGAAGGCTACATGAAAGACTGCGGCGTGATGTACAGCAGCATCGGACAGCCGCTGTACACGTCCCTGCTGGGCGGCATTTTGCTGTTTGACACAGCACTGGAAGAAGATGCATCTAAGTACTATGCCCCACTGGGTGTGCGTCTGACGGCATCTGGCGTATATGGCATTAAGAATACTGTCAGCAGTCTGCTTCGGGGCGACTACAACAGCGAAGAATCCAAACTGGACTTAGATGCAAAAACTATGAAGTATGTATACGATTTCCCTACTTCCAAGGGCAACGGCAAAATTGCAAGCGTATGTCTGACTTCTAAATGGGGCGGCTTTGACAGCTACGGAGAACCCGAAGATCACACTACCAACAGCAGCGATCAATCCGGAGCTCTACTTTACAGCCTAGGCGGCAGCAGATTTATGGCACATGAAGGACAATTTACGCTGGCAATCGATGAAAAAAACGATGTGCTGTATTCTTTGGAATTTGTGCCAAATCCGGAAAATACAAGTTTCTGCAACAAGATAGTCATATACAAAAGACAAGCAATGCTGAAAAGTGTTACACTGCTTCGCAACCTGTACAACTACAGACCATTGATTGAAAAGGTAGAATTATCAATAGATAATATTTATATCTCCTATCTTGCTATGAATTATGATCGCAGCAGCAATGCAATTTACATTGTCGCAAACAATGTTTCTAACTACAATATACCCAGCGGCAGCAATATTGTAGTGTGTCGCATTCCACTGGACACACTCAAGCTGGAAAAAATTGTGGTTGCCAATACAACAGGCGGAGCTCTCTACAGCCAGTTTTGCTATGTATATAACAATTATCTATATCATTTCGGTGCATCTGTTGTACATAAAATCAATATTACTGCGGCTGGAGATGTAACAGAACTAAAGATACCATCAAAATACACCAGTTCGAATTATCATGATGTTGGAATTTTTGAACGCAATGGATTTCTGTATTTCCCACAACTTTTTGCATCGGGAAACGATACTCAAAACTATGCTGTTGTTGACACAAAAAAAAATACTGTATCCATTACAAACTGTCGCACAAATCTTTGGGCATATAACGCTACATATCGAATCATACCGATCATCGGCAATTCCATTATGTTTTTTCGAAGTCCATACAGAAGCAGTTCGCCGGAAGCCGGCACATTTTACATGCAGACAAATTATCTCGCTACCATCAACAACCTATCCTCTCCAGTCACCAAGACCGCCGCCCAAACCATGAAAGTGATCTATACCATATCGGAGGGGTGACCATGAAGATACAGTACAACGGCAGCAGTAAAATACTGAAACGGCTGGTGGAACTCGTCAACCGGTCACAGAATGTCGCACTGCGGCAGGACAACACCGACAAGAACACACTGTACTGGACAGGTCTGGACGGCGTGGAGATCACTGTAAACATCCCGTCCGGAGCCGTGGAAGTAGATACGGAACTGTCCGAAACAAGTACCAATCCGGTGGAGAATCAGGCAATCACCAAAGAACTCGCTCAAAAAGCCGACAAATCCGTTATCCCGACTGTAGGAGACGGCGTGCTGTCTGTGCAGCGTAACGGCAAGATCGTGGGGACATTTTCCGCAAATGCGGCAAAGGACACGGCTGTCAACATTCCCGTACCGGAAAAAGTATCTGAACTGGAAAACGATGCCGGCTATGGAACATACACCAAGCCCTCTACAGGTATTCCCAAGAGCGACCTTGCAAGCGGTGTGCAGGCAAGTCTGGACAAGGCGGATACGGCACTGCAAAGGCATCAAGATATTTCCGGAAAGGTTGATAATACTGCGGCAGGGGCAGATTCACTGCTATCAAAAATAACAAATAGCTGGACTGCAGCTCCTACAGATAATACATATTTCATTAGACAAGATACGTCAAGTAAAAATGAATTTGGTCGAGTTAAATTTTCTACTTTATGGAGCTATATAAAGTCAAAAGTTGAATCACTAGGCTATACTAAAAATACTGGTACTATCACAGGCATCAAAATGAATGGTGCAAGCAAGGGTACTAGCGGCGTAGTTGATCTGGGTACGGTTATCACAGCACATCAAGATATTTCCGGTAAACAAGACAAATCCACAGCTGTAACGCATACTGCAAACACGGCGGTTGGTTCTGCTACAAAACCTGTTTATATTGCCGCGAATGGTGCTGCTAAGGCTATATCGCATTCCATCAATTCTGATGTCCCTGCAAATGCTAAGTTCACTGATACCACCTACAGTGATGCCACACAGTCAACACACGGTCTGATGACTGCGGCGGATAAGAAAAAACTGGATGATTTAGATGCATCGAGATTTATGAATTTAAACAACAGTGCTGTTGTTATATACGGTGCTGGTGGAACGGCGCAATGGTACAGATTAGGGACTTTGGTTTCGTCTGGAAATTTTAATACGGCGATTATACGTATCTTATCCGGAGACGGAGCAAACGGACATGCTCGGCAGAATTCGTCTTTTGAGATACATATAAAAGATGCTTGGCAAAGTACCGAAACTGCTTCAGCAAAAGCGTGTGGTGTTACTGTGTATCGCATAAACTGTGCTAATGTCAAGGTAAAAGTGATACCAACGGCACATAACACGTATACCGTCTGGGTATATCTACCTTGGGGTTACTGGAACGGCGATTATGCCGTCTATGGCAAGTATGCGTCTTGGACCACGGCTCGTCTAGTACAGCCGGACGAGCCAGACGGAACTGTCTCGGAGACGGCATATTACGATTGTGCATTCTTGGATAGCACTGTAGCCGCCGCCAAAACCCTCACCGACTCCGGCTGGGTAGCCATGACCGTAGAGGGCTATGCCAAATCCGGAACTGTCAAGTATCGCACCTACGGCAAACAGATCACGATAACCGGAAGTGTTGTCTTAAAGAACGATATTGCTACCTCATATCCAGCACTGCAGTACATCGCTTCAACGACCTTTGACTTTTCCAAAATTGTCGGCTGTTCCGGTGTAGGGCGGTCATCGTCTGGCGTGGGGGCATATGTTACCGTAGAAAACTACAACGGAGATAACCTTGTATGCGTGTATGCTCTTGGAAGTAAAATCGCCGCTGGTGCCACATTATATTTTACGATCACTGGATTTAGTGACTGACTAGGAGGAAACTATGAAAGAAACAATCTGCACAGTCGTCGGAGTTGTCGGCAGCTTTGTCGCATGGCTGTTCGGCGGATGGGATGCGTCCATTCGGGCACTGCTGCTGTTTATGGCAGTCGATTACGCAACAGGCTTGATCCTGGCAGGCGTATTCCGCAAATCGCCTAAGACAAAATCTGGCGGCCTGCAATCAAAAATCGGATGGAAAGGGATTGCTCGCAAGGGCGTAACATTGCTGTTGGTGCTGATTTCCGCACAACTGGATCTGATCCTTGACACAACATACATCCGAGATGCTGTTTGCATTGCATTCTCGTGCAATGAATTGATCTCAATTCTGGAAAATGCCGGGTTGATGGGAATCCCCATGCCGGCAGCGTTAAAAAAAGCAATTGACTTGCTGCAAAGCAAGGGAAAGGATGAATGAATATGAGAGGAATCGATATCAGCAAACACAACGGCGTTGTAAACTGGGCGCAGGTCAAGGCGGACGGCGTACAGTTCGCCATTCTCCGGGCAGGCTACGGCAAGGAAGCTTCCCAGAAAGACACACAGTTTGAAGCCAACTACATCGGCTGCAAAGCACAGGGCATCCCCTGCGGCGCATACTGGTACAGCTACGCCGCTACCCCGGCAGAAGCCAGACAGGAAGCTGCTGTCTGCCTGAGTTTCCTCCAGGGCAAAACCTTTGCGTTCCCGATCTACTTCGACATTGAGGAACAAAAGGTGCTTGCCCAGGGCAAGACCGCCTGCACTGCCATTGCAAAGGCGTTTCTGGAGACGGTAGAAAAGGCAGGCTATTTCGTGGGGATCTATTCCAGCAAGTCGCACCTGGAGAGCTGCTTTACTGAGGAACTGCGGACACGGTACGCTGTCTGGGTGGCACACTACGGTGTGGATAAGACCACTTACCACGGACAGTACGGCATCTGGCAGAAGTCCAGCACAGGCAAGGTGAGCGGCATTCGGGGCAATGTGGACATGAACGAGTGCTACACGAACTACCCGGCAGCCATCCGCAAGAAAGGGCTGAACGGGTTCAAGGCTGTCCAGACCGCAGCAACAGCGAAGCCGGCACAGGCGAAGTCCTGGAAGAAAGGTCAGGCGGTGCACATCGGCAGCAACGTGCCGCTGTTTGCGAAT